AAAGGAACTTCTTTTTTATCAATTGTTACATTTGACACATAGTACACATTACTACCTGCCTTTCTTTTTTTAGTTGTCATATTAAGTATATGATTTTGCATCAAGCTATCTCTACCTTTAAGACTTTTTAAAGACTCTCCAATAGGAATAAAGTTTGACCCTGTAACTCTAAACAATACAGGTAAACTTTCTACTTTTGTAGGGTCTCCTGTAGGTGTTGTTGCATCCATAGATAATAAACCATACACTAAACGATAACATTTAATATTACGTTGAGCATCTATTTGTGCTTGAGTTAAATTTGCTTTATCTTTACCTCTTATTCTACCACAATTAACGCCTCCGCTACTATCAATAGCTTCTTCATTCCATTGTTTAAAAATAACAGAAGTACAAGGATAATTATTATTATCTTGGTCGTACTCCATGTATTGATATGCATTAATAAAAGGTCTAAATTGAATAGGACTATCCTTAATGCTGTATACTCTAGACTCTATACTAGGGTCATACGTAGTGTAAACACCTGCAGATAATTGATTTCCATCATCATCTTCAGCCGCTCTATTTATTGTAAGCCTATCGAGTGTTCCTGTATTTATTACAGAACCATCATCTTGGCCCGTCATTTTCATTATCTCCTCTTTACTAAGAGAATCAAATGCCTTCAAGTCATTTACCATATTGCCTCCATGGTTAATTTAATTATAATAGTAGCATTTTTAACAGTATTGTCAAGCATAAACTTTCGTTTCTAACCAATTAGAGCCTACTTTTAACTCCACATCAAGTGGCACATTAAAATCAATGTTATACATATCTTTCATTCGTTGAATAACACCTAAACACCCATTGTTTAGACAGGAAGCGACCACCTGTTCTTCACCGGGAAAGACATCAGCAACTATTGAATCATGTACAGTATTAATAAGTAGGCTCTTAGTATTATGTTTCTCTAGTAATTCTTGTATTAATATACAAGCTAAAGGAACAATATCAGCAGTAGCAAATCCTTGCACAGGATAATTTTTTATCTGTGTTGAGGAACTTGAACCGCCCCAAGGCATGCGTTCTGCTTTAGGAAAGGCGTATTGTCTACCTGTGGGTAGTGTTACAACTTTTCGCCGTATTGCCTCATCTTGCAGTTTCTCATGCCAAGCTCGAATATCCGGATACTTTTTCAAGAAAGCCGAATAATATTTCTTTTCATTATCTGTACCAGACATACCCCCATACAAAGGTTTAAATGTATGAGGTTTTGCTTCTTGTCTTGAACAGCCAATAATATCTGCTGTATATTGGTGTACATCTACACCATTTTGTATATCCTCCATACCCTGTTCATCTTGAGCAAGAAAGACAGCAGTTCTAAATTCTAATTGTGCATAATCTATTTCCATAATTTTACCCCCATCAAATCGTGAACTAATAACTTTACGAATAGGAAAGGTACTACCTCTGGGCTGATTTTGAAAATTAGGATTACGACTAGATAATCTACCTGTTGCTGTTACATGTTGCATAAAACTAGGGTAAAGAAAACCTTTTTCTGTTGTATGCTTTTTAATACCATCTACAAAGGTACTCAAATATGTTTCTAGTGCATTATATCTAGTAATCTTTTCTACAAATCGTTTAAAAAATTCATCCCCTGTTTTAGCTAATCTAACTAAAGTTATCTTATCTGTTTTAAAACCCCCCTCTGATATATCCATAACAGAAGTTATATTAGCATAAAATCCTGCTTTTTCTGGCAAAGGTGTGTATACAAATCCATCCGATTTACAAGTAGAGCATTTACTTAATTTACTCCAAGGTTCCCCATTTACTTTTATTCTTTGAACAGTACCTTTACCTTTACAAGTAGAGCATTGTTCTGCTTTTGTTTTATAAACAGGTTCTAAATGTTTAGCAAATATTTGTTTTAATTGTTTAGGTGTAAACTTTGGTCTACGTTTTTGTTTCTTTGTAAGTTTATCTATACCTAAATTAAATATACGTGACCACTCTTTTTTATCTTTAACTTTTATACCATACATTAGCCATGATAATTGTTCTGGACTTGCGGGATTAATTTTTGTATCCCCCATACGAGTATGTATTTCTTCATCTATCTTAACACGCAATGCATCATATTCTGTTTGAAAATCTTTTTCAACTTCATCTAATGCTTCTCTATCAATATAAATACCATTATCTTCCATCTTTGTTAAAACAACAACAAACTGACACATATTCTGTATTGTTTTAACTAAATGTTTATGTTGAGGTTTACGTAATTGAAGCATTTGTGCCTCATATAAAGACCTTGTAGCTTTAACATCTAGTCTACCATACTCTTCAACAATATGAATTGGTATATATTGAAATGATACTTTATCTTTCATATACTGTTCTGTTAAATCAGATTTTTGTACAACACCTCTAAATTGACAACATGCTTTTAATGATAAAGGTCTTTTAATTCCTTTGTTTAAAACATATTCAACAAGCATGGTATCACATACTCTACCATCATATTTAAAACCTGCCTCCCATAGCCATAGCAAATCAAATTTAATATTATGTCCTACAAGTAATGTTGTCTTATCTAATATATCTTGTATCTTTTTTCTATCTGGTATACCTTTATAATCTCTATGTTTAAAAAAGATATACTCATCATTTATACCAAGAGATACTAAAAAGTTATCTGGATTTTTAGCCGATGGGTCAGTTGTTCCATCTTCTAAAATTTGAAAACTTGTTTCTACATCAAATACACTAATCATAATACCTCGACAATTCTGGTTGTATCATACAAACAATTTGTCCATGCCAACCTGTTATTTTATTTTTACTGATATATAAACCTCTTACATTTTCTTCTGTCATACCATTGACACCTACACCAATAATAACATCTGCCTCTGCGGCTTTACCTGTTTTACTACCCTCCATCATATCAAATGATAATTCCATTTTACCATGACCATCGGCTGATGCTTGTGATATAGCAATGACACAACAATTATTTCTTTTAGCTATCTCTCTTGCCCCTGTATACACAGCCCTAAGTTTTTCATCTGTTCGTGCAAAATTTCCCTTAACATTTACCTTATCTAATTGGTCTATAATTAATATATCTGGTTTTTCTTTTTGAACAAATTCATCTACTTCATCTAATGACCAATCAACAGTATCAAGTATCTTAATATTCTGTTTTACTTCCGCCCATTTTTCTTTTGTACTTTGTGTATTATCTCGTATTTGGTCAAATGTCATGCCTGTATGAGCATTTATTAGTCTCATTTGAGTTCTAATTGCGGGTTCTTCATTAATAAGTGCACATACTTTAGCACCTTGTGAGGCAAAACCATCAATTCCTGCAACTAAATTTACCCAGAAAGCTGTCTTACCACTTTCCGGTCTAGCAAATATAATAGCAAGATTACCCTCTCCAACACCATTAACATTCTCTTTTAAACTTGTTAAATTAAATTTCCATTTAGTATTATCTTTTAGTTTATCTATAAGACTTGTCACATCAGAAGTAACATACTCATATTCATCTTTATTTATATCATCTAATGAAATTTCTAATTCTTTTTTTATTTCAGAAAAATCTGAATCTTTTCCATTATATATTTCTGTCGCTAATACTGCAATCTTGTTTGCTATTCGTCTTTTGTATAATGCACGAATAATATTATTTGCAATATTTTCATTTGGTAATTCTAATTCTTTTATTTCTTGAACTAAAGCATCAAAGTTTTCTCTTTTTGCTCTTGTTGTTGCAGGATTATACACCTCCATATGTAAGGAGGATACTTCACTTATACTTAAATCTTTATCAGAATCTTCGTGAGCACGTTCAATTGTTTCATACAAATCCCCTGTGCCATTAGTAAAAAATTCTTTTGATAGTTTGCTTTTATTTTTAGTATAGAATTTTTTATTTAAAGATAATTTTATTAATTCCTTTTCCATTTTGTCGCTTTCATTTGTTTTAGTATTTCTTTCATAACATTTGTTTTAGATTTATCTTTCCATAAGTCTATATAAAACTTTGCAACCTTTTTGTCAAGTCTACAAGATGCAAGGGATAAAGGCCAAGTTCTTAAATATGCTAAATAACTTCTACAATTCATTCCATACATAGGAACTTCAATTCGTTTTACTTTTAATTTTTTTTGTTCCCCTGTTATACCATACACACAATAAAAATATTTTTTAGTTTCTTTTATAAACCAAGGATAACTTCCACAATCAACTAACTTCCACATTATTTCATTTCCTCATAGTCATTGCCTGTTTCCCAATAGCCAGTACTTTTACAAGATGTACATATTCTATTATGAATACCCTCACTTACAAAAGGTTGATAGCACATCATACAATCTCTTTCCTTTTTATCAACTTTTGGTTTTGGTTTTTTATAACCGGTCTTCCACATTTGCATTGCTTCAGCTTTTTCTTTTAACATTTTTTTTACTTTCTCTTAATATGTTAAGCCAAGTATCCTCAAAAGAATGTATACTTTTTTTTATATTAACTTTTGATTTAACTTTTTCTTTTAAGTTGTTATACAGGAAGTCTGTTAGTAAGTCAACAAACTGTTCTTGAAACATTTTTTTACTCATTGCCACACTTCTCCTCATCTTTTACTTTACTACAATAAAACTCTTTAGCTTTATTTTGTTTTATCTTTTTCTTTTTTAATATTTTCTTTTTCTTTTCTGGATTAGGCCCTTCATCTAAAATAATATCAACAGCTTTAACAGTTTCTTTTGCTACTATTAAAGCACATCCTGCACAAGTATTAAGTAATATTAATATTAATAATAACATGACAAAAAATTTATACATTTTCTTTTTCCATTTCTTCCATAGCATTATTAAACTCTATATCATAATCTCTGATTAAATCTTTTAATCTATATAATATAAAATTTGCTTTGTCTAAATGTTTTTCTAATGTATCTGAACTTTTAACAATAACTCTAAGTCTATCTATATATTTATCTGCATTTAACATTTATAACTCCCTGTTAATGTATTCTTTAACAGAGTATCCTAATTGTTTTACTTTACTTATAGCTCCAGTAGATAAAGTTTTTTGTCCTGTCAGTATAGCAAATATTTTTGCACGTTGACACACAGGGTATAATAATTCATTCCCATAAATATTTTTCTTTTCTACATAAATGGTATCTTCTTCTAATTTTATTTCTTTCATTCGAATAAACTTTCTATTTGTTGTTTATCAAAATACTTCAAATCATCTTCAAGTATCTTTACTTCAGTGTCCATATAATATCTTAATTGGTTGCTTATGTCAAATGCCTTAGTCGTTGCATCCCTATCAAGTGCAACTATTACTTTCTTAAACTTTTTCTTTAACACAGGTATATAACTATCGGGTAAACTTGTACCCATTAAAGCTACACCTGTATGTGTTTCTAATTCAGATACTGCACAAGCACTAGCACAATCCTCTACAAGCACAGCAGTATCACTATTACCACAAATAAAAGGATATGATTTATCTCCATACATAAACCATTTAGGGTATACTTGTGAATTTAATCCTCTACCTACTGCACCTTTTACTTTTTCTTTTTCTTTTATAATAAATACAGCACGATGTTGTTTTACATCATATTTTATTTCTACTTTTCCTTTTAGGTATGCTTCAATACAATGATTTTTTTTTAAATAGTCTGTACATTTATTTGTAGAAAAAATACTAACAAAACTTTTTGGTTGAGTAAAAACGCATTCCTTTTGAT